CATTTGGTGGCCGTTGTCCGGCATGCACAAGGTCGGCACGTCGAAGGTCGTTTGGTAGGTGGGCTCCTGTGAGTGGGGCCCTAGGTATCCGTTATCTATCATGCGTTCCGCTGAATGTCTTTTTTGAATGCGTCCCAAAGGGCGTCGAACTTGCGCTTGAAGTCGTCAGCCTCCTCTGCTGAACGATAGTAAGTATCTGCCCAAAGGTCATCAGCCTTCTCTTTGAAGGCGTCCGCTTCGCGGGCTACTTCTTGACGTGTGAAGTTTGCGGTCCAGTCGTTGAACGACTCGGCAGGCTGGTCCGGGTATACCGTGTGTGAGATTCCGTTAGGCTTGAGCATTTTCTACTTCTTCAAGGATGAGACGGAAGCGGGCGCGGGCTACACCGAGAGACCACGAAGGGCCGAAGTCGGTGGAGAGCCGGGGCTCCTCTTGGAGGAACTCTTGGCAGAGGTGTTGGATTTTTTCTAGGTCCATGTGTGTTTTGTTTGATTGAACTTGGGGGCAAGGTACAAAGAACTTACTATTGAACCAAAACTTTCTTGCATGAAAAAAGACCCCCCGACGTTTCGGAGGGCCTCCCTTATCAAACAAAAGTTACACTACTTCCTCTCAAAGAAGGAAACACAGAGCGGGGTTATCCCTACAACACAGAGGACAATCCCCGGCCAAGATAGGCCGTTCTCGTGTATCTGCCAAAGGGCCTCCAGTACAATCGCCCCTCCTATAGTTCGCTTCGCAGACCACCTCCGGAGGTTGCCTTTTTCTCGAAAGATTTGGGATACGTCTAAGGCCATGGCCATAGCCAGCCAAGGGTTCACCTTCCTCTCCACCTGTTCCTCTTTTATACGGCTTCTCTTACGGTCCACTTGTAGTCGTCCTGGCGTTCCTGTACAGTAGCCCACCACCCTCCAAGGCGTGGCGTGGCGAAGTTCTTCTCGGTAGCCCAGCCCGCGTACCTGTCGCCGAGCTTTTTATAGCTACCAAGGCGGAGGTGGTGGACCGTTCTTTGCTCGAGGTTCATGGCTTGGGTAATCCGGTCCACCGTCACGGGGAGGTGCCACTTTTGGTGGTCGTGTCCTCGCAGGATAAAGTCTGCGTCGGGGAAGTCTTTTTGGTCGATGTCCGCGCCCAAGATTCCTTTCGAACGCTTGGCGCCTCCGCCGTACCCGTGGTGGTAGTGGACGTTGAAACGCTTACGGCTTGAGCCGTTGCGGTGCGGCGTAACACAAAGCCACCCGGCGTAGCCTCCTACCTCTACGTGTCCGCCGTTGGCGTTGATGATTTGCGCCACCCGGTCGATGGGGGAAACCATCATGCGCTTCTCTATGTTCGTCTCGTGGTTGCCCTTGGAGATGAACTTGATGACGTCGGCGTACTTGCTCAGCTTCTCGCCCACGTCTTGGATAACCTCGTCAACGTACACACAGGACTTGTACTCGGGCCTCAGCTCGGCGTAGTTGCCACGTGGATCAAACCGTCCCTGCATCAAATCAAACAGGTCGCCAAAGATAAACACCCCGGCACCCAGCTCGCGGGCCTCGTCGAGGTGCCTGTGAAGAAGCGAGCGGTCGCACTTCATGGCGTCGTAGTGGATGTCGGAGATGAACAGGAAGTGTTCCTTGCCTTGTCGCTTTTGGATGTCTACGTCCACGTGGTGAACGGTTCGGCTTTTTCTTAGTAGGTCCACAGGGCGTTGGGGGTTTTGTTGGGGTCCATATCCACGTGTATAAAGTCCTCGCTCACTCCAATGCGGTTAAAGCCCGCGTCGAGCAAAGCCTCGACAAGGAGGAAGCGACGTCGGCTGTCAGTGATGGCGATGTCCACCGCCCACCCGAGAAGGTGCGACGACTTAGGCGAGCCACCTACGGCGCGGTTGTGTTCGACGCTACGGAAGCCGGAGGAGATTATCATGGGGTAGCCGTAGATGTCGCGGGCGATGTCGAGTGCCTGCACGACCTCGTGCTCCATGAGCTCCCCGGAGCCAGGACGGTCGGGGCTCTGGAACTCACTGAGCTTGAAATACTTGTACATATCAGAGACCTTTCTTGGCGAGGAGAATCTTGAGCTCGTGTATGCCTTCGACGCATTCCTTGAGCATGGTCTTAAGTTCGCTTTGGTCATTCTCTAGGCGGTAGACCCTTCCCTTGAGTTTGGCTACCTCGGAATTCAAGGATACCCAAACGCCGACCACGCCCACAAGGGCAGGAATCAAAGTTGTCAACGCGTCGATGTTCATTGCTTGTATAGTTTCTGCACCCCGTCCGGTCCGGCTACGATGTAGAACCCCGTCGGCAGGTCGTCGAGTGGTCGGTAGACTCGGCGCCCCATGAGGTCGTAGACTTGTGTCTCCGCTGGGAGGGTGCGGGTTGGTAGGTTGAAAGGCTCGGGGGTACACTCGCTTCCCCATACACCGAGGAACACGAGCAGGTCGTTGACGTCTACGGCGCCGTCGCCGTCAAGGTCGTACTCACAAAACGACGTGCAACCGTATTGAGTCAAGAAGAGGAGCAGGTCGCCGTTCCCTACTTGCCCGTTGCCGTCGAAGTCGTAGGGGCACTCGCTTACGTTTACGCAGAACTCGAACACACGGCTCTCCCAGTTGCCGGAAATGTCCGTCTCGACAAGCACGCCGTCGACCGTTACGGACAGCTCGCCCCCGTAGGGCATCCCGTCGCCCCCAGCGTCGTAGAAGGTAAGCGTGTAGCACCCCGGGAATAGGCACGCGTCATAGCCGTACTCCACAATCCCTGCCGTATAGCCGTCCCCGGAAAGGACCACGCCGTTCGGTCCTTCCAAAACCCACGACGTCTCGTTAGCAAAGAAGCCCGTGGTGAGGTCCATGGCAAACAGCGCCCCCGGTTCGTAGCTTACAAAACCCGTGAGGGTGTCGTTCGCGGGGTACTGGTCAAGCGGACTGACAAGGGACACCAAGAACTCGCCGTCGAGCGGTACGTTCTCAAACGTCACCGTGTAGGATTCACCTGGCAGGAGGTCGTAGACGTCCTCGCTGTACGTCGTGCCGTCCGATTCAAGGACGACGGACGCGGTACCTAGCGAAAGGTTGCCTAGCACGTCGACGTAGGTGGTAAGGTTTTGGGTTTGTTGGCAGAAGGTCTCCTCGTATTCTAGCCCGTTTAAGGCGATGTCGTAGTCGACGGGAGGGAGACACCCCGGAGAGTCAAGGAGCGAGCTCCTAGGCCCCTGCAAAAGGGCGTGCATACGCTCGGCTTGTCCTTGCGTAAACGCATCCCGGCAAGCGTCCGAGGTGTAGTCCATGTAGTTCGTTACCATGGCCCCCTCGCAAGCGGGTGAAACGCACGACTGGTTGGGGGTGGTGGGTGGCGTGTCGCAGACCATGTCGCCCTGCGTCTCGCAGTTGGTCTCGGCGCCACACGAGAACGTGTTGAAGAAGGTATGCTGAAGGCTGAGGTAGTGGCCGAGCTCGTGCGTTAGGGTCTTGCCTTGCGTGAACGGGGTGACTTGTACGCGGTTCGCCAGAATAACCACGCCGTCCAGACAGTTCCCTGTCGGTCCGGTGTAGGCGTACCCTTGAATCCCTCCTCCCCCGTTGTTGCCTTCTATCTCCGGCACGACGTAGACGTTCACGTACTCCGCGACGTCCCAACACGCAATGCTCTTGACCTCAAAGTCCGGCGCCCCTCCGCTCGTGCTACTGATGGCGATGCCCTCGGCTACGAACGCGGGGATGCCCGAGAGGTCGTGGCGTGTTATGCCGTTGGACGGGCTCCCATCGGGGCCACGTTGCGCCAGGCAGAAGTCTATCTTCGTGTCCACCCCTATACCGTCGCCACTTCCTCCCGGCTCCTTCCTGAATTGTGCGTTAACCTCGGCGAGCGTCTCCTGTATTCTTTCGGCTGTGATGTTTGATCCATCCCCTACGGGCTCGCCTAGGTGCATGACGTGGAAGACTATCGGGAGCGTCTTCTCCTCTTCGTCCACGAGGTCCGCTTGGAAGGCAGGCAACCCCATAAAGTACGGGTTAAAACTTACGCACTGGCTTAGGAGGTTGTGGCTTACGAGGTAGAGGGTTAGGAGTAGGGCGCTTCTCATTGAGCCAGTTCTTGAGGAGTGTGATGTTCTGTTTTCTTGTCATTCGCTGAAGATGTACCGGGCGAGGTCGGGGTCCATCTGTCCCGTCCCCGTGGAGATGGTCATGCCGTTTTGGTAGTAGACGGTCTTGTCCGGTGCCATGTCGGGTGACTGGTTGCTGTTGTACTCCGGAAACAGGCTAGAGTTTTGGCAGAGGTAGTCGACCATGCGGGCCGTATAGAACTGGGCGTTCTGCCGTGCGTTCTCAATCTCGCGGTGCAGGTCGGCTTGTGAGATGGGTGCCGTGCTGTCTGACGTGCGGATGACAAGCCCACCGTTGTCGAGCTTGACGTACAGCGTAGGCAACACCTCCACCATGGTCCACCAGCACGTAGCCTTGCGGACGTAGGTGTCTAGGAGGGTGGCGTAGTCGCCCGCCGGACCGCTTCCTGCGATGTCGCTCTTGAGCTTGTTCAAGAGGTCCGTCCCAAGGAACTGCTGGAGGTACTTGTCCTGTGCTAGAATGATGGCAGGGGCGAGGACTTGGTCCTCTACGCTTCCGTTAATGGGGGTGATGCGCTTGAGGTAGTCGGCGTTGACAAATAGGACTTCTGCTGTGAGTGCCATTTAGCGTGGTGTTTTGATGTTCTTGGCTGCCTGATTGGACGGAAGGAAGCCTCGGTTTTGTGTGTCGCGTGGACGCTTGGCGACGAGCGGGTCGTTGACTTCAAGCGGTTCAAGTCCGGCCTCACGAATCAAGGCGCGAGCTTGGTTCACCGAGATGCGCTCGTTGTCCTTGCGTAGGTAGGTGCGACGCTCGAAGTAATGTTGGCATGACCCACCGCCCTTATGTAACCAAATCGAGTACGTGTCAGTGCCATTTGGGCCCCAGCCGGGGTTTACAGCGCGGTTGCCCGCTGCGATTATATCCTCCTTTCGCCAGACCCGGTTTCCGGCTCCGACCATCTTCTGACAAAACTCGCGCGAGGGGTTGCCATTCAGCCCGGTTTTCTTTGGCATGTATGCGTACCTCACGCGGATGAGTTCGTTGTCTTGCTCAGAGACACCACGGCTTCCACGCTCGGCGCTACTGCCGGGGATGGCACGAGCAAACGTCCACAAGGCGTCCTGCATGTCTTCTTTCTCGTAGTCGACCTTTCTCTCGTCGATAAGTTCCCATACGTCCTCGTCCATCTCTTCGCTCTGCTCAATGAGCCACGTTGCGACGTCGCCACTTGCTCGCATAGGCTTCTCCTTGGAAAGCTCGGCGGTAACGGTAGGTACCTCCTCCTCCTCTACCTTCTCAACGGTAACCACGGCAGGCGTTCCGGCTGCGTTCAGAATAGAAGACACGGCGTCCTTCAAGATGCGTTGGTAAGGCTTTACGACTTGGTTGTCGAACAGCTCGCTGGCAATCTCCAACTCTTGGGTGTTGCCTAGTTGTCCTTCTGTCTTGACACCAAACATGGCAGAAGACACCACGCGGTGTCCAATCATGATTTTGTCAGACACCTCCGTCGAGAGGAACTGGTACTGCTTGTCGGCATCGGAAAGGGGGAACGGCTCGAAGTCGGGCTTGCGGTCCGGCTGGTCCGAGAAGGTCATGATGAACTTTCCGGCGTTCGTCGCCCCGGCTAGTTGCCTCTCCACGTCGTTACGAATCTTCCTGCGCTCCTCCTGTGACGGCGTGCCGTTCTTGAAGGCGAGGTGGAACGACGGCGCCATGCCGTTCTTGATGTTGTTGATGTGGTACTTCGCAATCTCCTTGTCTAGCTCGATGTAGTCGATGGAGCCGATGTAGTCGGGCTTAGGGTAGTAGTACGACCCGGGGGAGAACGGCTTGACGTACAAAATCTGCACGGGGTACTCTACGGCCTCCTCGGGATCAAACGCCTTGACCACCTCCGGCTCCTGGCGCTTGTCGCTCCAGTCCTTGGAGTAGTAGTAGAACTCACACTTCTCGTCCTCGTTTACCTCTCCGCTTCGCACGTTTTCGAAGGGGCAGTGGCGGACCTTTGTGATGGTGGTGCGGTCGATGGAGTACACAATTTCAAGGGCAAAGCCTCCTTGGATTTTGAGGTCGAGACACGCCTTGCGAATCTCGTCGTCAAGGCCCCACTCTTGAATCTTCAGGCGGGCTTCCAGCGTGTCCGCCTGTACACCGTCGCCGAAAATCATGTAGGCAATCGAAGTACACAGCGCGTTGTGCGTGGCGCTTGACTTGTAGAGGTCGATGAGGTACTGGGGGAAGAGGTTGTCGTCGCCGTAGTTCACGTAGCCCTGGTTGGAGGGTCGTTCGGCGTAGCTTCTCTCGACGTATTCTTTGAGCTTGAGGAGTTCCATGGTTATTCGTAGTAGATGACGTTGTCCGGAATGGTCGGGGTGTCGAAGTCGTAGGGGGTTTCGTCAAACAAGATACGGCACGGCCCCACCTCGCAGGTACCTACGACGGTGGCGTCGGTGGGGTCTAGGTTGGTGTCGCTGTTCTGGCCGTAGATGGTGTAGGTGTACAGCCCCGACTCGGTGAGTAGGATGTTCCCTGACGTCGGGTTGTCCGTGGCCGTGGAGATTCTGAACTGCGAGTAGCGTTCGTTATCGTAGGTGACGGTGGCGATGAAGGCGTAGGTCTCCTCGCTCGAGTCATTACGAAGCACGACGAGGTAGTCCGTAAAGGACGCCAGGAACTTCCGCGCCTCGAAGGGCGTGCAGAGAATCTTTTGGCCTGCTTGGTTGGGTCGTAGTGTTATCATGCTTTAAGCAAAAAAGGGGAGAGCCAACGCCCTCCCCCTCCTTTGTATAACGGTCCTAGGCAGTGCCTCGGCTTATGTCGTAGGCGTGAGCGTAAGGTTGCTATCGCTAGTGTCCCAGAATGGGGCAGGGATAGCCTCCTCAGCCGTGAACTCCAACGTGTACCCGTTCAAGTCTCCGTAGGCGGTGCCTGTCGTGAGTGAACCACCGGACAACTCACAACCCCGGGTGTGGCCCAAGACGAAGTAGTTGTCATTGTTGTCCTGCACCACGATACCCAAGCGAGCCTTGGCAAGGTTGGTGAGTTCTACGATGTCGTCCGCGACGGGCTTATTCAATACCAAAGAGAGCACTTGGGTGTAGTACACCGTCCCGTTTTCGATTGAGCTATTGACGGTTTGCGTGAAGCTAGACGTATTCTTGGGGCTCACGTAGTCGTGGGCCACTGTTCCAGCCTTTGCTGTCACGTCTCCAGCGGTGTTGTCGTAGACCCACAAGTCAGAGGTAAAGCTAGTGTTTGCAGTGCCTCCAGCTACGTCAACGATCCACACGTTCTTCACCCCACCGAGGGCATCCCGGCAAGGGAGCGAACGTCCTGTAAGGGTTAATGTACAAGCCATTTTTTCTTGGGGTTTGTGAAGTTGGGGGAGCCAAAGCCCCCCCTCCCTCGGTTAGTTATCAAGTGTCGCGACGAACGCAAGCGGCGGAAGCCTCGTCCACAATCTGCGTACCTCCGTCGAACATCATCAAGATGCGAGTAAGGTCTGCACCAGTGGTGTTGCGCAAGTCGATGAAGCGGGCCTCCACGTGGTCGGTCAACACGTTCGTGCCGAAGTACAAGTTGTCCTTGCGAGAAGCCAGGAGCGTGTCGTCAGGGAATCCAGCGGGGCAAATGATTTCGTATCCCAAGTAGAACTTCGCCATCTGCGTAGCCAACACTGGGTTGTTGTCACCTGAAGCCAAGAACTGGAAGTACAACTGGAAGGTCTTACGGCTCATGTAGATGACCGTGGCAGGGTCGCCAATCAAGGCGTCCGGCAAGTCAGCCACCAAAGATGCAAGGTGAGTAGCAATGCCAGTCAAGGCGTTGTCGTCACCCGTGAAGGCACCGTTCACCAACGTCTCGTTGGTTCCGGCACCCGCGACGTACTTGGCCATAATGCCGTCGTACAAGCCGTAGGTGGGGGAGCCACCATCGGTGAAGTCGTAGTTACCCTGCCAGATGTTGCGCTCGATGCTTTCAGCAACGCGAGCAGAGACGTACTGCGCGAGGAACTGCTCGTAGTCGCCGGGGACGGGAGCAAACGAACCACGCATCTGCTCGGCAGCCCAAGTGCGTGCCAGCTCGTGGTTGCAGATTTCCTCGTTGACCTGCAACTCGGTGGTCGTCAACACGACGTCTGAGATGTCGAGTGGAGTGGCAGGTGAAGAGAAGTCGCAAGAACGTGTGGCGATGGTGCCCTCTGTCACCTTGCGCAAGTTAGCCTTGTAGCGAACGTTGTCGAGAATAGTGCAGTACCCGTTCGCGATGGTGTCTGCGCTCAAAATTGCGGGAGCAACGAAAGGAACGGCAGCCGTGCCCGCGTACGTGCTATTCCCGAATGTCATATCAGCCATGATAGCTTATTTAGAAAATTGGTTTGCAAGGGCGCGGACGCGCTCTTCGATAGTCATGTTTGCAAGGTCGAGTGGCTCGGCCTTGGGTGCGCTTGGTGCCTTGTGCTTGAGGCCACCGTGGGCGCTCATCTTGTGCAACTGATCCAAGCGTTCGTTGGTTTGTGCGAGTGCCTCCTTGAGCAAGTCAATCTCGGACTTCTCTTCGATGGCGCTCAGCTCCTCCTTGGCCTCCTCGGCTTCGGGTTCTGCTTCAACCTCTACTTCCACCTCGACCTCTTTCTCGGCCTTTGGTGCTTCGGGGTTGACCTGCATTTCCTCCTTGTCCTTGTAGCCCATCTCCTCGTCTTCCTCTTCTGCCTCTACTTCGGCTTCGGGTTGTGCATAGATTTCCTCCACCGCTACGGCGATGGCTTGAGCGACTTCTTCTCCGAGGTCCGGGAATCGCTCTTGGAGCATGGCGAAGACCAGCTCGGCGTTCAGTTCTACTTTCATGTCGGTAGTTTGTTCCTCGTCGGAGGAGAGTTTTTTCTTTCCTTTTTTGGATGGTTTGCCACCACCGTCGCCACCACCGTCGCCCTTGTCCTTCTTTTTGGCGGGCTTGGTCACGTCAATGTTAGGGACGTTGGCAGGCTTGCCGTCGGCACCTTTGCCTTCACCCTTGCCATCCGACACGGGCTTTTGGACTTTGTTGATTTTGCCGATGTCTCCAATGGAGATAACCCCGCCGTCTGCGAGAGTGTAGTCGCCAGGGGGAAGCGGGATACGCTCGCCCTCGTCGTTGATGATGTAGGCCTCGCCGTCCTCGACAAAGTCGTCGCCGTCGGTGTAGATGACGGTGCCGTTCTCGAGGGTGGCTTCTGCCAGTTCGGTACGTGTCTGCTCCACCGTCAAGTTGACGTTGAATTTGTGGAACAGTTCCTGCACTCTTTCTTGGATGGTCATGGGGTGCCGTTTTTTATATAAGGGAAAAGAGAGGTCAATCCTCAGAAGTTGGTGAAAATTATTTTTCCGACTTTGGGTGCTTCTCTGGAAGCAGGTCGTTGTCTCCCGTGTACTTTTTGTTTTGAGGTCTGCCGTTCTTTACCAAGTACAGGAAAGCGTTGACCCTAGCGAGTGCCCATTGCTGTTGACTCTTGACCTCGGGGCTGTGAGACGTTTGGAACGCACCCACCCCACGCTGGTAGACGACGCGAAGCTTGGCTACGCTGACGCCATACCCTAGGTCTTCTTTGTAGCGTTCGTTAAACTCGTCGCTCTTTTTTTGCAGAATCTCCTCGACCTCCTTGGGCACCTTTACCTTGCCCTCTTTGGATGCATCGCCGGGCTTGTTCTTGTCGCTCCCTCTTTTAGGGTTGGGGTTTTTGGTGTCGCTCTTTGGTGCCTTCTTGCTTTCCTTCACGCCACCACGCGGACCAATCTCTGCAAGCTCGTGTTCTAGTGCTTGGCAAAGTTCCTCCTTGAGCTTGGACTCCGCCCAACGCTTCGCAGCCTTGCCACCCCACAAGAGGTATGAGATGGTGCCACAGGCGCTCGTGTCGCTGGGGTCATAGTATTCCTCGGCGCGTGCCAAGTAGGAAGCCATACGTTTAACCGTCTCTAGGCTGACGGGCTCTCCGGCCTCTAACTGGGCACTGCGAATTCTACCAGTTCGCGTTGCGCATTTGTTGCCATGCTTCTCGTTCAGCTCCCTGCCTCGCTTGGCGTTGTTCCTGACTGCCTCGGGGTAGTCGCTGTACGATTCCATGACCACGCGCGTGCCGGACTTGGTTCGCTTGTCGGTCTTGACGATGGCCTTGGCTAGCTCGGCGAGCATCTCGTCCTCTGCGTTCTTCTTCATCTTGTCGACGAAGTAGCCCTCGATGGAGAAGCCCTTGACCTTCCCCTCCTTGCCCCACTCCTGCCATATCGCTTCGTTGTCCACCTTGACAGCCACCATCCACGTACCGACCGGGACGTCGAGGTCGTAGAGGTGCGACTTGTCCTGCTCTTTGTTTTCAACGATCCAAGACTCTACGACGGTCAGGCCGTGGATTTGGTGTTCGTGTTCGAGGGTGTGCTTGGCTTGGTTGCCGTGCTTTAAGTACAACTCGCTCGCCTTGCGCACCGTGTTCTTGGAGAAATAGACGTAGAACTCGTCCTCCCCGTTCTTTCGGAAGATAGGCTTGTCAGGTACGAGGGCGGGTCCGATGAGGACGCGCTTGTCGGCGTCCACCTCTGCGAACTGCACGCGCTGTTCCTTGAGTGCGATGAAGTCTAGCTCAATGGCCGGACGGTCAACGAGGGATATGGCGTCGATGCCGTACAGCTCTGCCTCTTCGTCGATGATTAGTTCTACGATTCTCATAACGTTGCTTGGTCTTGGATTTGTTGGTTGGCTTGTTGTGCGTTGCTCACGTCCTGAGCGACGACAAAGGCTTGGATGGGTTCGGCCTGGCCTGCTCCCTCACCGAGGAAGGACAGGTCCAGTTGTGGTGCTTGCGTGCCCGCACCGACACCTGCACCCGCTCCAGCGGATAGGCTAGTGCTTGGCGTGTCGGGCTCTCCGCCTCCGCTACCTTGGAAGGTTTGCGATTTGATTTTCTGTACGTTGTTCAGTCCGGCCTTGACGGCTGCAACGGCTGCAAGACCACCGAGTACAGGTCCGACAAGGGGAACTTTCACTAAGCTGTTATAAGCCGACACGGCGCTCTCGTAGGTAGAGATGAGGGCCTGTGCTGCTTGTATCTTCTTGGACCGCTCAAACGCTTTCTTCTGCTCTTTCTCGCTGTCGCCTTCGAACGCGGAGTTGAGGTCGGCGAGGACGCCCAAGGTGTTCTTGGTTGTCTCGATGAGCATCTCCTCGTCACCAAGGACAAGGTCACGGAATGCCTCCGCCTCTTCACGACGTAGCCTCTTGCGTTTCTCGCTCTCGGTCTCTACGGCCTGCGTCTGCATTTTTTGGACCATGAGCGTTTTTGCTCCCGGGTCCTCCTCTTGTTCTATCGGCTCAATATCCGCCCTAGCATCCCGCAGTCCGTCGCGTGTCTCTTGGAGTAGCTCCAGTTGCTCCCGGGCCTGCTCAATCAGTTGTTGATTAAGACCAAAGATGTTGGTCATGAGTTCGGTCTGCACGCCTGCACTCGTACCCCGTGCATCGGCTACCGCTATCTCTGCGTCGGCTACCGCTTGCAGTCTCTCCTCAGTCTCGCCTTGCAGTTCAATCTCCTGGCGGAGTAGTCGGGCCTTCTCCTCTTGGATAGCTACGTTCTCGTCCGCGATGCGCTGGTCTATCTCCGCAGCCATCTCGGCAAACTTGATGCGCTCCTCAATGGAGAGGCGCTCGTCGTCGCGTTGCCTTTTGAGTTCCTCTACCTCTGCCCGGCTTTGTGCGGTGACTACGGCAAGGTCGCGTTCCCTGTCGGCTAGGTCTTGAAGTGCGAGGTCAAGGGCAACTGCTTGAGCCGACCCGCTGAACGCCTCCTTGGCAAACTCACCAACGGCCTTTGCCGTGTCGAGCATGGCGCTACCTACGGCCTTGGTTGCATCGACGACGGGGTTGGCCTCGATGTAGATTTTGGTGAGGCCATCTGCTGCAAGGCTTGCGGCCTCTTCGAACTCTCCGGAGAAGACAGCGCCGATGGCTTTGCCCAAGAGTCCGAACCCTTCGATGAGGGCCGTGACCTTGTCGGTGACGTAGCTCTTGATGGTGTCGGCAAAGCCGATGACCTTCTCCTTGAGGGAGTCGAGCATATTGCCCGGGCTACTAAAGGCGTCAACGAAACGGTCCTTGAGTTCGGTGACTTTCTCGGTGATGCTTGCCAGCGCCTCTTGCGGGTTGTTGAATGCGTCCACAAGCACGTTCACCAGCTTCTCGCCTACCTTGACGACTGAGTTGATGACAGCACCAAGGCCCGCCATGACAGCGGACAGCGCACCCGCCACGGTCTTGTTCTCGAGGAATGCAGCAAGGATAGGTTCCAGCACTTTGGTAAGAAGACCAAAGAGACCCGTCGCAGCGAGCGCCGCACCTACGGCTTTGAAGCCTGTGACGCCTGCATCCGCTGAAGCCTCTAACGCCTCGCCCGAAGCCTTAGCCTCTTTCGCTAGGTCCGACGTCGCGTCCGATGCTTTGTCGGCGCTCTTGGCTACGTCCTCGAGTTCGTCGTTCAGTCCCTCGGTAGCCTTGTTGGCCTCCTCGAGGTTCTTGCCGATTTTGGCCGTGGCCGTCTCTACGCCTCCCGTGTCGGCGTTGAATGTTAGGACGACTTCTTGATTCGTTACAGCCATGTGATGAGCTTAGAGATGAGGAACGCGATGCCACCCCAGAAGCCGACGTAGATGCACGTGGCGAGGAAGTAGTCGAGAGGGATGAGCCACCGGGGTAGGCGCCTCTTTACCTTGTGGTGCTGGAGAAGGTCAATGGCCTTCATGATGTGTTCGGGGTGCTTCATTGTGTAGGAGGTGTAGTTATGAGGCGGGCACGGCAGAGGCTCATGGGAGAGGTGCCACCGGGAACGCCTACAGGTATAGTCACCCAGTCGTATCCGTACCTCTCGCAACACGTTTGCGAACCGAAGTCAGGGGAGCCCGATGTTGAGCTGTTGAACAGGACGTACTGGTAGGTGCGGTCGTACCCTGTCGGGATGTCTTCGCAGATGGCTACGTCGGACAGAATCTTGATAAGCTCAACCTTGCACAACCCCTCGACGTTGGCGTCGTACTCAATCTTCAGCACGCGCCAGTATTCGTCCTGGATGAAGATGTTATCTGAGAACTCGAAGCCTGCGAGGTCTACGTTGTCGAGCCTCATGTGGCAGGTCATGATGCGAGCCTCGTTGGCGTACAGCTCGGTGGCGTACTGCGCCCAATATTCGAAGTACAGCGTGTTGGCTGCGTTGACCTCGATAGGAATGAACGGAGCCTCGGAGCCGTAGTTCAAGTCCAATGAGGACACCCGCGCCACGCGGTCCGAGTAGTTGGAGAAGATGGGTAGCTCGGTCTTCGTCACGGTACCCGGCGAGCTGATGTCGTCCTCGAGATACCAATCGCCGTAGGCCGAAGAGAGTCCCGTCCAGTATGCGACCATTGGCAAGGGGTTCTTGACGGGTTGACCGTCGGATTGCACGCTCCGGTGGATAGGGATGTCCATGCCAGGGATCAAGCTCATCATGTACTGCCCGAAGGTGGTCTCTATCTTTTGGCTGCCCTTGGCGAAGTCGTTGCCCGGCTCGGTTATTTTGTACTCACCGTAGACCCTGTCGAGGGACTTCTGCACGGCGTCGGAGATAAAGTCCCCACCCTTCTTGTACGTCCACAGCGTCTGCTTCTTTTGGAGGTCCGTGGTGGGTTTGATGGTGACGTCTTTGGAGTAGTCCACCTTGCTCGTCCAGTCGTACTGCGTACCCGTCGCCACGTAGTCCTGAAAGGGCTCGATGATGAGGTGGTTGGGCTTGTTCTTGTCCGGCACGAAGACAAGGTTGAACATCTTCTGCAAGCCGACAAGGAAGTCAATCTGCTTGACCTCTGGCAGGGAGGCTGCGACGTCAACGTCGAACTCGGAGTTGGCCGGGCTCGTGTCGTCAACGAAGAAGACGGTCGTGTTCTGCGTCAAGCCTAGCGTCGTGCCTCCACGAATCAAGCCGTAGTTGTCTACTTCGTAGCGGACCTCTAGCGTGTCGTTTTCCCCAAGGTCGATGCCGTTCCTTTGGAAGCCCGTGCCGTCGTGGCCGTACCCGCTGTAGGTCCATGTGGCCGTCTGCGTGAATTGGTTTGAGGACGTAGGCAAGAACAGGTTGACGGGTTGGTCGTACTCGGCCCCGTTCTTGTAGATGTACATTTTGATGCTCGTGGTGTAGGTCGAGTCGTACCCGCTCAAGCTGACCTTGAGGCGTATGGAGTATCGACCCGCCACGGGAGCGGTGTACTGGTAGGTGGTGGCGTTAAAGTTGCCTCCGGCGTCCCATGCGTCGAGGATGTTGTCCTTGAGCTGTAGGGTTCCGCTCTGCGAGCCTCCGCTGTTCTCAAATACTTGCACGCTGTTGATGGCGACGCAGTTGTTCGACGGCTTCTCCTCCGCCTCGGGGTATGTGTTCCCGTTGACGCACGGCATATACATATCCTGCGTGGGGCTGGCGCTGGCAGGGTCCACAAAGAAGTCACTCTCCCACGTGAAGCCTGCCTCATCCATGACAGCGTCGAGGAGCGAGTACAAGGAGACGAACGGCGTGAACTGGTTTTGGTAGATGCCTTGGTCACTACGCCAAGGGGGGTTGCCTTCGTCGTCGCCCTCCTGGCTCCAGTTAAATCCACGGTCGACAAGACCGTAACGTATGTACGGAGCAATGCCCGTTGAGGCAGTCCAAGAGTATTCGAGGTTGGTGCGGTTCAGTTCGTGGTCAAGTGAGGACAGGTCGAGGTCTGAAAGCATCCCGTCACCGACGGCGCTCTTGAGGTCTACGGCACCACCAAAGAAGACGAGCTCGATGTCGGCGTACTTCTCCTTCTGCAAGTACACGGCCTTGATTTGGCAGAAGCCCGAGATGAGCGGGATGGAGTCGCGGAGCAGTTGCGCGGGGATGCGTTGCTTGACGTTGGACACACCCACGGCGGTGGTGTCGTTGATGGGTCCGAAGTAGTCGAGGTTGTTGGGCGTAGCCGGGACGCGGAAGGTCTGCGAGAAGCTACCCGCCGGGCTGTTGATATTCTGCACGTCCGTGAACTGGAGCGTGAGGTTGACGCTGACGTCCTCGTACAGGTCTATCTCGTGGCCTTCTAGCGTGAGTCTTAGCATCGGATGTCTTGAGCGAGTTCAATATTCAGGGACACGTCAAACAGCTTCGAGGCAGCGGGCTGGACGGTGTAGCTCTTGGTGTCTACGGTGCAGGGCAACCAGTCGCCCGTGCCTACTCTGAACATGACGTTCTTGGAGCGCAGGCAGTATTGCAAAAGGTCGCGCTCGGACGCGGTGAAGAACTGGTTGCGTAGGGCGTACTTCTCGCGGGCCGTGACGTGGTAGGGGGTGTCCTGGCGGTCGTAGGCGTTGAACGTGAAGTCGGCCTCGCCATAGCTACCCACCGTCTTGCGGTATCTCTTGTCCTCGGTGTTCACGGTCTTGAGTGCGCGCCCGTCGAAGCGTAGGTAGTCCCAGCCTCCCACGGTGTTCGCCCACGTCAGTTGCACGGGGTCGTGCTTAATGGGTCGGCAGTCGCGGTGGATGATGAGCTTCTTGGAGCGTGCCACCGGGCTCGCGGTACGGCGCATCTCTATCTCAATTTTGGTCCAGGTTCCGTCCCAGTTTGATCCTAGCAATTGAGCTACCTGCGAAGGCCCTAGGCACCCCATCAAGTAGTTCTCGTTGGCGAAGACTGACTCCGCAACGGACAGCTCGTCCGTTACTGTACCGCCTGTTTGGTAGACGCTGTAGTGGAACTTGTTGACGTCGGAATCGGACGTGAGAAACTTGTCCGGGTTGACGATGGCAACGATGCCTTGGTCTTCCGGTGCCATGTGCATCTCGATGTCCTCTTCGGGCTCGCCTCGGTCGGTGAGAAAGCCTTTGGCGGTGGCTGACTTCATGAGGTAGGGTTGCTCCTTGAATGAGAGGTACCCGTCAGAGATTTGACAAACGCCAGGCATGACGCCCACGTCTTCGGTGTCTTGAGGGCTTGAATCTTTCGTGCCGTTGCTGTAGTTGTACAGCTTCAGTTCGTACTCGCGCATACAACGGTCCGAAGACTGAAGGGCAGCGGTCATGCTTGTAAAGTCGTGGGCGTGTACGATGCCACCATTCTCGGCGTTCACAGCAGGAGAGAGCCTGCCTTCGATGACGTTGGCGAGATCAAACTGCACCCGGTCGTTGGTGTTGGGTGTGAGGTAAAACTCTCCAATCTTGGTGCCCGTCGATGTGATGTTTGTATTCTCGTAGACCTCGATGACAAAGCGGTCCGGGGTAGTCACGGAGTCGTAGGCCGTGAAGACTAGGTGCTGGCCTGCAAACTTGGGCCCGTCGTTGGTGTCGGTGGGGGTGTGTTCGAACGTGCTCACTTAAATTTGATTTTGATGTTTCCGGCTTCGAAGGTGAGGGCCTTGAGGATGTCTTGAACCACGGCGGACCCCATCTCCTCGACGTACTTGGGGACGGTCCTCTCGAGGGCGACCACGTAGTAGCGCAGGCCCGCGATGCCGTTGCGCTTGATGGCTCGGGCGATGAGGAAGGCAGCGGAGTTCAGCCTGCTTTCCGTCTGCTTAATGAACTGGCCCGTCTCGCTACGAAGGCGCACGGGCTTAATCTTCATCCACTTCCTCACCGCATCCATTGGTGGTTGCTTGGTCGTGTAGGAGTATGGCGCGTTCCGGTTCTTGCGTGTCCCGTTCACGCCCCAGTGAATGAAGGGTGCGGAGCGGTTGGGACTGCCGAAGCGGACCTTGCCATCTGAGATGGAGTAGGACAAGGACTTCTGAAGGCTACGCGAGGCCACACCGTAGGAGCGGTTCTTGCCTATCTTACGCGAGCCTAGTTGCCTCTTCGCTGCGTTGTTGACGTCGTCGGCGAAGCGGTCTAGTACCTTCTCAAAGTCCTTCAGCTCCATTTACTTCTTGGGGCCTTTGCTACGTCCGAGGATGACAGCTTGTACGATGCGGTCCAAGAGGTCGACCCAGCGGTCGTCGTCTTCGGATTCGGTCAAGGCAGAGATGGTTCCCAAGAGGGTGATGATGGCGAGCAGAAGCTCGGGCCAGTTGGCTACGATGAATTCCATGCGTATAGGTTTATGCGTGAGTAATAGTCAAGGTAAAGGACTGTGGCTCCACGGTGACGGTGCCGGAGGGGAGGGACAGGATATTGAGAAGCACTTGGGCGGTGTTGTCTTGTTGCCAAAAGTTCACACTGCCTGCCGTGCTTGTGATGGTGTACGTCTGCTTGGTGCCGTTGCCGATGATGGTGGCGCCTGTGTAGGTCGGGGCTGTGAAGAAGCCGTCGGTGTTCTGCATGCCAAGCGATGCGAGGCACCCTGTCGGGGCTGTGATTTCAATGGAGACGGCAACCTGCACCGTGCTTGTAATTGCTACAGGGAGGGCTTTGATTTCGCGTACTCCAGTATCCCACCCCGCCGAGAAGCCCGCGCGAAGGGACTGAGAGAAGGTCGTGGTGCCTCCTAGGATACTACCAAACGAGAGGGTTTTGGCTCCGGATGTCGTGTAGTCAGTCGAGACAGTGGACAGAGTTTGAAACGTGGAGACCTGACCGTCACTAATGGGGTGGCCCGGCTCGAACAAGTCGCTCGTGTCGTTGTAGACCCACGTGTCGTTCTCAGCGGGTGCGGTGCTTGAGAAGCCCCAGTCGCTCTCTTCGGTTGGACCCAAAGCACCACCACCGAGAAACACGCGACCCTTGGCCATGTTCGGGACGTCGTTGGTCCTGCCGACGCACGAGACCTTCAGACCCTGGCAGATGGTGCCGTTGGTCTTTAGCACCACCCCCACGTTCTGAATGAGGTTCGGGTCTACGGGCTTGTCCTTCGTCAACCCTCCGCCGTTGTCGACGTAAAGAATGTCGTTTACCGCAAGCCCTGTGAAGCCGGAGATGTTTGTGTTGTAGGTGCCGACCATGATGGCGTAGCCGTCCTTGGTTGCCCCGTTGGTTGTAAGCTCCGTCTCTGCAATGCCAATAGCTGGCATCTTGTCGGGGTCGCTGGCGTCGGCAATGCCCACGAGGATGCGCTCGCTACCTCCAATCTCGCCACGCGAGTACAGGGGCGTGCCCGCTGCGATGGTTGCCCCCTCGTCGTTCCTCACGGGGAAGTGTACCTTCTCGGCTGTCTCGCCTCCAAAGGTGAGCGTTATCTCTCCGTCACCGTCGTCAGTCAACGATCCGTTGGGCACGTTCATGGTGGCCACGCTGAGGACGTCGGGCGAGCCGTCAATCTCGCGTACCCTCAAGAGGCCACGGGCCTTGAACGAAGGCGTGGTGCTACCCTCGGGCTCGACTCCCTCGAGCGGTGCGTTGCACGAGTCGTAGGAGTACGGGACCGAGATGGACAAGTCAAGCAGGCACCCGGCAAGGGCGTTGCTCTTCTCCTCCTCAAGCGGGGTGACGCTGGCACCCGTGACGTCGTAGTGGTATCCGAAGCTGAAGATGTTTCCGCCGTTTTGAATGTCGGCTAGGATGTCCTCTGCCACCTGTTCCGCATCGGAGATGCTCTCCTTTTGGTAGGTCGTCTTGTCGGCCTCCGAAGGGGGGACGCTCAAGATGTAGCACTCGAGGTTGTAGGTCTTGGCCCTCTCGCTGTTGTAGTCGCCTCCGGTGTACACGAGATGCAGCAGGGGGTACTGGTCGAACTTGTCGAGGTCGACGTCGGCAGGCGAGCCGTAGGAGAACGTCCGGATGAACTTGTGGTCGTCGCAAAAGGCTTGGAACTTTGAGACGATGTTGTTAAAGGTTATCATGCGACGGTGTTCATTTGTTGCTTTCGCTTGTGGTTAAGGTCTTGAAGGAAGGCGAGGTGCGTGAAAACAGCCGACGCAGGAAGCGCCGTGACGCGTTCCATCTTGAGTACGTCTTCCCCCGCCAGGGCGTAGAGCGCCGGATACCACCCCCACTTCGTAGCAAACTCATCGCCTTCATCGCCGTCTCCGCCAAAGATTTGCGCGTAGTGTTCAGCAGTTTCCGCTCGGTAGTCCAAAAAAAAAGCAGGGCCCCTGCCACGTAGGGCGCGGGCATCTCGAGGAACACGTCGGCGTCCTCCTTGGCTGTATACTTCTCGATGGTGTAGGCGTCGCCCCACTCACGGTCGATGGGTCGGTAGAGGACACTCATGGCCTTGTGTGCCGTCTTCCAAAAGTCTTGCGTGTAGACCTCCATGTCTATCCACTCTCCGGCGGTGAACTCCTCCCAGTTCGGGATGAATCCGTAGCGCGTGCCCTTGAGTTCGAACGTCCGCTTGAAGTTGGCGACGTCGTTGCGTAGCAGGCTGTCGAGGTGTGCGTCCGCCTCGAGGATCAGGGGGTGGGGCATCTCGCGTAGCTTGGAGACACCGAGGCCCGTCACGGCGTCAAGGCGCCGGATAGGGTCGGTCTCTGTCTCTAGGGCTTGGAGGTGCCGTAGCTTGAGGTCTGAGAATTGAGCGGGCAAGCGAAGCTCCATATCTATATAAGGGAAAAGGGGTTGATATCTCAGGTTTACCCGATGGCGTAGGAGCCGTAGTTCGGGTTCGTTTGATTCCAAGTAACAGCGTAGCGCGAGGCGTCTACGAAGTGGTTGAACGCATCGACGGGCTCGTTGAGCTGGCGCCCGTTCTTGTCCTCCTTGTACTTGTAGTTGCGTAGCTCCTTGATGCCGTTAACGCTCCGCTCGGTAATGAGCAGGGGACGCGACCGGAGAAAGTCGATGCCGGAGCGTACCGAGTCCGGACCCTTCCTGGCGGGGTGTACGTTGAACCCGTGGCCGTGTATCTCGTCAATCGACTTGGGCTCGGCTGAGTCGGCGACCACCATGGCCTTGCCTATCTCAGCGTCGCGTAGCGTTTGCGCAATGGCTGCGTTGGTGAGTCCGGTGGCGTAGCACACCTCGTCGAGGCAGAAGCCATGCCCGTCCGTGTAGACCTTTACGATAGCGGTGGGGTCGTTGGTGTATCCGAAGTCGAGGCCGAGGTTGAGGAGCCTCCATCCGTCCGGCACTTGGGGTACCTGCTTCCAGTGCGTGAGGATAGTCGAGCGGGACACCCCCCTCTCGCCTAGACCGTACACCCTCCAGTAGTCGGGGTCGGCTTCCTGTAGGCGTTCAATCTCTCGGACGGTTGCCTGGCCTAGGAAGGGGTTGTCCTTGTAGGTAGTCTGGAAGAACTCGTGGTCGTCTCGTGTAAGGACGTGGTCGTATATCCAGTGGAACTCGTCGGAGGGGTTGTAGTCGATGATGGCCCGCCCGGTGGTTCGTAGCATCAGTTGCCTCCAGTCCTCGAGTGCCAGCTCGTTGGCTTCGTTGACAAAGAGGATGTCGCGCTTCCTACCCCGCACCTTCTGCGGTTGGTCTACGGATATGAACTCGACCAGGTTGCCGAAGAGGAGGTAGGTTGCTTGGGACTTGTTGTGGAGGTCGGGGTTGTAGATGTCCTCGCGTTCGAGTATCTCAAAGAAGTCACGCATGCACGACGCACGGATGGCGGGGAAGGTCTTACGAGCAATGGTAATGACCGCCCCACTGTTCTCGTTGCGGTGGCACAGCTCGATGAGGGCGGTGAGGATGGAGTAGGTCTTGCCGGAGCGCGTCCCGCCTTGATGCACTTGGACCTTGGCCGTGCTATTCTTGACGTGGTAGTATGTGGCGGGCTGTCTCAAAACATGCGGAGCTGGGCCTTGTGCCGTTCCAAACGCTCGCACGCGCCCTTGTAGTAGTCCTCGTCAAGCTCGCACCCGACAAGGTCGAAGCCGAGGTTGTGGCAAGCGATGGCAATTGAGCCACTGCCTAGGTGCGTGTCAAGGATGCGGTCGCCCTCTTTCGCGTAATTCATGAGAAGCCACTCGTACAGCTTGACGGGTTTTTGAGTTGGGTGTATCGGGCTTTCTTTCCAAAGTTGAGACCTGTGCAAATTGAACGCCCGCGGAACCCTGTCAAAAGAAGTATAGGCTATCTCAAGGTCGCCATAGGTCAAGCCCCTTTGCACCTTATCCCAAACAATCCATCCTCGCGTGTTGTCTAGGTGCTCCACGAAGTAGTTGGCGCCCCATATGATTTGGTCTTGTGCAACTCGCTTGACTTCTTGAAAATACCCAGCGCATGGCTTTTGGTCCCAGGCTTTGCGCTCGTATGCCTTTCTTAACCTGTTCCCCTTTGGTTTGCTTTTTCCGGTGCTAATTGCTTCACCCACGCCGTCCATGCCTATCCCATAGGGGGGGTCTACAATAGCAAGCTCAAAGGCGTTGTCCTCGCACGTCGCGAGGTACTCCATGCAGTCGCCGTGCCGGAGGTCAATCATGATACGGTCGAATCGTCGGATACGAACCACGAGAGGGGCTTCTTCTCGGCCACCTCAATCTCCTGGCGCTCGACGTACCCACGCCCTTTGCCTTTGGTCTTCAGGAAGAAGATGGTCGCAGCAGGGTTGCCCTCTTTGATGAGCTTGTGAAGGTGGCTCTCTGCGAAGTCGAGGGTGCGGTTCTCGATGCCCTTAACGGCCTCCCGGTACTCGGGGTCGTCCTTAATCCATTGGTAGTGTGTGGTGCGCCCTACCCCCACGGCGTTGCAAGCTGTCGTCACGATGCCAAGCGAACGCTCAAGGGCTTCGAGCATTGCCTCTTTTTTGGTGTTCGTCCTGTTCTGTTTTACTGCTTCCATAGCTCTGCTTTTTTACCTGTGAAGTCCTCCCACCGCTTGACGATGACGTCGCAGTATTTAGGGTCGAGTTCCATGTTGTAGCAAATCCTTCCTGTCTGTTCTGAAGCAATCAAAGTAGACCCACTCCCTCCGAAAGGTTCGTAAACAAGACCCTTGAGCGGTGCGCTGTTTTTAATTGCGCGTGCTGGGAGGCTTGTCGGTTTTTGCGTTGGGTGCAAGTAGTCGCTTCGGTTGTCTCTTTTTAATTGCCAAACGTCGCTGGCTTCGTCTTCTGTTCTGCCTCCGAACCAGTTGTTGAGACCACCGCCCCCTGCTTTGTAGCCGTGGAAGATTATCTCGTATTGGTTGTGGTAGCCGTTTGGCTTCATGACGTGGCTTTCCTTTACCCAAATCAAATGGCGTGGGAGTTGCCTACAAAATCTCTCAAAGAGTTTGGCATATAGGCCAATGTTTCCCTCGCCTCCACAAAAGTACAGACGCGCGCTTTCCTTCGTTGCTGTTGAAACCGCAAGGTCAAAAGAGAACGGTATGGCCGTTTGGGTAAGGTCTCCCGCGATTGTGCTGTTGTTTTTGCCTCCTTGAATGTTCACGCCGTACGGTGGGTCGGTGAAAACCATGTCGGCCTTATTGCCATCCATGAGGCGTTGCACGTCCTCGGCTTTGGTTGAGTCCCCACACAAGAGGCGGTGGTCTCCCAAGAGCCAAAGGTCGCCGGGTTTGGTTGTAGGCTCCTCGGGTGCTTCAGGTACTTCGTCGGGGTCGGTTAGTCCTTCAGTCTCATCTTCAAGCATGGGAACCTCTAGACCCCAGTCGTTCAGCTCGTCGGGTTCCCACTCGTTGGCGAGCATATCCCAGTCCCACTCACCGAAGGCGAGGTTGTCTTTGATGATGAACTCTTTGTTCTTGGCTTCGTCCCAGGAGGCCACGTAGACGGGCACCTCCTTGAGCCCTGCCTGCATCGCTGCCTTGAGGCGCATGTTGCCACCTAGGACGACGTAGTCGGGGTTCACTACAATGGGACGTGCTTCGAGCATCTCCGGAAACTCCCGGAGGCTTTTGACTAGCTTCTCTAGTTGGTCCTTGCGAATCGCCCGGGGGTTATTCGGATTCGTCTTGAGTTTGTTGGTCGCGGTAAGCGTCGGCTGCGGTGAGTACATTGCGTAGGGTTTCGCGGATGTGGTAGTCAGAGATAGCGAGGTTGAGGAGTATTTCCCAGCTCTCAAGTTTTTGGTAGAACGCTCCGAAGTCGGCGGTCTCCCCGTGTTGCTTCATGGTGAAGACAAGGAAGTCGTCGCTCTCATTGAGCATTCTTTTAACCTTTCGTAGTGTCATGCGTTGCTGAAGATTTGGTATTTGTCCACGAAGCTCTTGTCTATCTCCAAGAGGACGTTGGCTTGCTTGACGGAGTGGACGCTCGTGGTATGGTTGATCCTGCCGAGGCTCTCGCTTATCTCGCGGAAGGTTAGGCCGTGGTCGCGTAGGTACTTACTCACCATGTGGCGGGTGTCGGCTACGTGTCCGCGCCTGTCTCTCTTGACGAGGTCAACCCACTCCAGTCCGAGCGCCCGGACGCCACGCCTAGCTCTCTGCATGGCTATCTCCTTGTCGTAGTCCTTGTCTACCCGTGCCCCTACGTTCAGCCATAGGCTGTCGGTTATTCCTTCTCTTTCCATTGCCTGGCGCATATTGCTATTCTTTGACGTTCGTTTGGGTACTCGGCGTTCATAGTCTCGTCTGCCATGCACCGTGACAGGAAGCCTGCCATGTTCTCTTGTGGTTCGGGTTTAGGAATCGGCACTGTCTACAATTTTTTTGAGGTCTCTGAGGAGCTGGCGGTTGCACGGTGGGCAACTGCTGGCCCTCTTGTTGGGGTGAATGAACTTGGCCACGAGGTCGGTCAGCTCCTTCTGCGTCCTCTCGGCGTTGTCGCGGTCGAGGAACTCGCGTATACGGTGTACGTCCTCGGGCTTGATGTATGCGTCCCACTTTCCCAGGGGACAGGACGACGTCTTGAGCTTCGTCTTGGCGGGCATATAGCACCCACACAACTTGGAGTCGGTAAACGCCTCGGTGACGAGGGGCCCGCACGACTTGGTGTTCTCCACGTAATGGTCGCAGGCTTGGCAAATGGCGAGCCTATCTGCCTTCTTTTGTGCGCTGACGAATAACATCGCGGAGTTTCTTTTTGGATTGACTGATTGACTCGTACAGGGTGGAGCGGTTTATACCCGATTCTCTTGCAAGTTCGGCCATGCTCCAGCCCTCAAGGTACAACTCTAGAACCTTGCGGTCAAACCATTTGAGGTGGTTCGCCATGAGTAGCGCCTCTTCCTTGCGTATGGCGTCGCGTAGGTCGTAGTCCGACACCAACTCTTTTTGTGGTGCGTCGGCTACGTGGTAGAGTTTCCGGAAGTCGCGCTGGGCGAATTTCCACAAGGCGGTGTGGACATATCCTCCGAAGTTGTCTGCGATTTTCGGGTTGGCGTCGAGCGCCTGGCAGACGCTGAGGTAGGTGTGGTGGACGAGGTCGTAGGCGTCGGGGTGCAGGGCGAAGGATGTTTGGACGAGGTCTTCGTAGTTCTCAGAGAACCACGCATCAAAGTCCCTTCGTGCTGCGAAGCTCATCGACGAGGCGCTTGTAGTGGTGGAACATCTGCTCGAGTTCGGCGTGTGTGAACTTGCGAGTCTTCTTGGATTCAATCATCAGACGCTCCGCCGTGCCCTCTCCATACTCTTGGTCGAGGTGGATGGAGAACAGGTACTGCTCTCCAGACCGGAAGCCGTTGCAGCGTTTGCACTGAAATTGAACATTCCCATCCGGGTCCCACCGGGTACTCATGCAGGCCCGGCTCATGAAGTGCCCGGCGTCTACCTCTGTCCAATGGCGGACAGCTCCGCAGGTGTAACATTCACCCATCCCCCTGTGGTCCGTCGCTCGGAGCCTCACGTATTGGGAAAATATCGCGTCCAGTTTCTTCACCATCGCGCTCCTCTTGGGTGTACGGGATGGCTTGCCAGCGCCCCCGCGAGTCGGTCGGGACGCTTTTGATGGCTTGGGCTTTCTTGAGTTCCTCTGTTTTGGCTTGTCGCTGTTTGGCATAGTTGTCGTAGAGTGCTTGGATTTGGTCGTCGGAGAGTTTGTCGGGCGTGGCCTTCTTGAGCTCGCTCCAGTTGGCCTCGCGTACCTCGGCACGCTCCCCTTCGTACTGCTTAAAGATATCAACAAGCTCGGGAAGTTTCAAACGCTCGAAGCGGACGGCGTACTCGCCTGTCTTCAGTCGGTGGCAGATGATGTGCCATTCCTCGAGTTTCATGGCCGGGAAGGCGTCGCGCAAATGGTGAACGGCATCGATGAGGTCGCGGTCCGCTGTGATGGTCTTGGAGCACTCGAGGTAGTTGAGCGTGTCCTTGAGCAGGATAAGAAGTGTCGCCTCGGTGCGGGCGGGGTTGACGCGGTACGACGCGAGGACGTTGGTGCCTTCAGCCCAGGCTTTGGCCGGAGTCATCGGCGAGCTTTCGGAGATGCGCTGTAAGGAGTGAGCCATCTGAAGGGCCACGGTTTGCTCTGCTTTCATTGTGTTGGTTTTTGAGTGGGAAGAAACCGCGCCACCCGTTGGCGAGGCTCTGCCCGATTATACGAACGGCGGTTGGTTCGTCTCCGCCGGAGAGGTTTTGTAGTTGGTGGAGGCTTGCCTGCTCGCTGGCGGAGCTCTTGAACTTGAAGCCATGCTCGTCGCGCTTGTAGTCCTTCCAGCTTTGCCAGGCTACCGAGAACTCCTTGGAGTCAAACGGCAACACCACCCCCTTCTTCTTTACTGTGTTTTCTTTTGTTCTTTCTCTTGTATTAGTAGAGGTATCATTTGGGGATGCTGCCTCCCCATTTTGGGTAGTCTGCCTCCCCATTTTGGGGATGCAGCCTGCACGAGTAGTGACGCAACGTACTCTGCCATTGAACGTTACGTCCACAAACCCACGCTCTGCGAGCTTGCGTAGGCTCCTGCCGATGGTGTTGCGTGAGATGCCATACTCCGCTTGAATGGTTACGTTGGACTTCATGAAGCTCCGCCCGTTGCCCGTGAAGCTGTCTATCTCTGCGAGCAGGGCTTTCTCCACAAGGGTGAGGTCTCTGTCTAGCCATACCTTGGCGGGTATCCATACGCCCTTAAAGTTTCTTTCCATCTTCGTGTGCTTGAATTGCTTTGAATATCTGCAAAGCTACTTGAGGAACTATTGCGTTCCCGTAGGCTTTGACGGCTTCGCGCTTCCACTTTGAAACGGTGAGACCGTCCAGTCGTTCGGGAAGCCCATCATCTCCCCCGCAAATAGGGGCGAAAGTTGGGAAGGTTTGCCAGGCTTCAGACCTGGGCAAATCCCGCTGTATAGGAGTTGGCTCAAGAGGCAGTTGTACTTGTTTCCTGGAGGATCGTTTGGGTTGTTCTTCCCCATCTCCGTCCGAAGGGCGTGGCGTGCCTTGTACCTCTCCGGTGGCTCGTCCACCTGTACGGCAAGGGGCGTGAGCAACAATCCAGACTCGAGGCCGGCGGTGTGGGGCTCCGACCCCTGAAGCTGGAAGTACAAACGGTTGTACCTCGTACCCTTCAGCTTCCAAGCTAGCGCACACCTCCTCGAAGACCATTCCTCCATGCCAACCAACAAGGCCGAGAACGTTTTCGCCCACGACGTAGCGCGGGGCGCATTCTCGAATAACGCGCAACATCTCCGGCCACAGGTGGCGCTCGTCTTCGTTGCCTTTTTGTAATCCTGCGACGGAGTAGGGCTGGCAAGGGAACCCTCCTGTGAGGATATCAACTCGTCCAGCGTAAGCTGTCGCGTCGAGTTCTTTGATGTCTCCATGTTGTATAGCGTTTGGAAAATGGTGTTTTAAGACTTGGCGGGGGAACTCTTCCCACTCGCAGTTGAAGAGGTTTGTCCACCCCATCCACTCGGCAGCGAGGTCGAAGCCCCCTATCCCTGAAAAGAGGGAGGCATGAGTCATACCTCCCCCTCTCTGATGGCTTCTAACTCCGTCAACTCGTACTCCCGGAACAACACCTCACCCATGAGCTGGGTGAAGGTGGTGTCCTTGTACTTGATAATTTCGGGAGCGTGGCGTAGGATGCCTCGCGGGTTCTTCTTTATCCAGTTCTGCACGGTGGCCGTGGTGACGCCCAGCTCGTCGGCGCATTGCTTCTGAGAGCCGTACAGGGTCTTCAAGTAGCTCTTCATGCTTTCGTGTATTTGATGAGGCCCCACAGGATGGAGACCTCGGTGGATGGCTTCATGTACCTCGTGTACTTCGCGCCTTTGGTTGGCTCTTTGTATTGCAACCTGGCACGTGTAGCCTGCGTCTTACTGACCATGCGATGCTTGACGCGAGCCTGCTGAATGCTAGCGCGTGTGCGTCCCATGATTTCGGCGATCGCCTTGTCGGTGCTTCCTGCCTTGTGCAACTTCTTGAGGGTTTGCACTTCCCCTGCGGTCCATGTTTTGTTCTGTCTGTTCATCTCTTGATTTTAATTAGCCCCCAAAAAAGCGAGAGGGTCGTGTGTTTCTTGTTCTTGCCTAGCCTCACCTTGAGCGTCAGCATGCTGTCGGTCGGCAGCTTCTCTTTCCAGTTCTTGAAAAAACTCATGTGGCGGTGTGATTTTGTGGAAGAGGTTGGGCTCGCCCTTGGCAAACGTCAGCCACTCGGAGCCGTCCCACTTGCCGACGTCGTAGATGGCGCCGTCCCCCATGGTCCATGCGCATAAGTACCACCCGGTCTTCTCGGGGATACCCTCGTGCCAGTAGAAGGGGTTCACGGTTGTACCTCGTTCTTAATTTCGTCGCGAGCTTGCAAGGCAATTCGTGCCAGGTGCAAAACGCGCCTTTCGAAGAAGTCATCTGTGTCTGTGTATGTGCCAGCAACAGACATGGCACACCCCACAGCCCACGAGGCGATTATGCCCTTGGTGGTTTCGTCGTCGTTAGCCTTTGGCTTAAAGCCTCCGCCCCCTGAGAAGCCGGGGCGGTCGAGCTTGAGACGTGGCCCCCACTTCGTTTGGTTGTGTTCCTTTACGACGACCTCGTCGCCGGGCTTCCACTTGTCCTGCGTGAGGGCGTTTACCTCTCCCACGAGTCCGTTCTCAAGGATGCAGTCGAACTTGTAGAATGTTTTCCCGTTGCTCTCAAAGGAGCCCTGCGGGGTCAGGTTTTGAATTTTGGTTTGTTCCATGGTTTTGGGTTTTGTGCGCTTTGTTGCGCGGGTTTGCGGGATAAAGTCGTCGAGCAATTCGTGAACATTCCACATATCATATGGCTCGTCTTCAAGGCAGTCCTCGTAAAGATTCAAGTGTTTCATAACGTTTTTATTTTTGTGGTAAATACAAAGCCCTTCGCCTCAATCTTCGGACGGCACACCTCCCATACGCGAGGCGAACCCCAAAACCAACGGGTGGGGCTGTCGCGCTCCGGGTGTTGGCTGTCGATGGTCCAGCGGTATCCGATACT